CACTATAAGAGATAAAGATTTTAACGAGTTTATTGACTCTCAAATCTCTGCCGGGGTTTTAACTCCTGCTAATAAAGATGCTGTTTTAAATATTTTACAGGACTTGGACAACGTCAAAAAGTTTGACGAGTCCTCCAACAGCATCGATAAGTTTAAAACATTCATCTGTGCATTACCGAAGCAAGTTGAGTTTGATGAAATTGCACAAAAAAATGCAAAGAAAAAGACTGAAGACGATCTAAAGTATGCTGATGCAGATGAGGAAAGTTTAGAGATATTCAAACAGGCACAGTCTATCGCCCAAGAAGAAAATATCTCATTTCGTGAAGCACTATTAAAGATTAAGGAGGTATAAATGGGGCGTTTAGAAGAATTAAGAATTAATGCCTATTTGTCCGAAGTTGCACGAGGATACAGTAATAATTCATTTATTGCTGAAAGTTTATTTCCTGTAATTAGTTCGGATTTGGAAAAAGTGGATATCTTTGAATTTAACAAAGAGGCATTCCAAGTTTATGACACAGAACGTGCAATTAGAGCTAATTCAAATGTAATTAGTCCTAAAGGATTTAAAAAGCATACAACAACCCTTACAGAACACGACTTGGCTTATCCGATCGATTATAGAGAAGAGGAAGAAGCTCGTAAAATCAAGTTGCAAGTACACGCAACAAACGTTGTAACACAGGGACTTTTATTAAAACTTGAAACACAATGTGCCGCATTAGCACAAGATCCGACAAAGTATCCTGCAACAAATAAAATTGCTTTATCCGGCACAAGTCAATTTACACATAAAGACTCCGATCCTGTTGGTGTAATTGATGATGCAAAAGATGCAATTTCAAGACAAATCGGTCAAGATCCAAACACTCTCGTTATGGGACAAGAAGTATGGGAATCATTAAAAAGGAATGAATCTCTGAAAGGCTTAATTGCAAACTCTACAAATAAAATCGTAACTCTCGATTTATTAAAAGAGTTCTTTGAAGTTGAAAATATTGTCATTGGAAAGGCGATTTATTCAAATGCAAGCGACCAGTTTGAGAGAGTATGGGGAAACAATATTATCCTTGCTTATGTTCCAAAACTTAATGCAAGAACAGAATACGATCCTGCTTTTGCTTACACTATCCGCAAAAAAGATGCTCTTCAAATTGATGAGTACGAAAAAGAAGGAAACAAAGTCCGCTACATTCGTGCGACTGATATTTACACCCCATTCCTCGTTGGTGCTGAAGCCGGTTATTTAATCTCAAATGTAAACGGAACAAAAGGAGGTAACGGTGGCAACTAAAAAATACAAAGTTAAAAACACTAACATTTTGCACAATGGTGATTTGTATAAAATCGGCGATGTAATTGAGCTTGACGATAAACAAGCTACAAAATTGCAAGATGTATTAACTGTGGTAAAAGAAACCTCCACAACAAATAAAAATCAAAACAAAACAAAGACAGAAAACTCTGAAAAATCAGGAGGTGAAAATGGCAAATAAACTATATAAACCTTTATTGATTGATTCTGTGCTTGCAACTGCTGACCTACCAAAACAAAGATTTATTTCTTTTAATGGCGCAGTTTCAGGAGCCGGAGAAAAAGCCTACGGTATTTGTGATGTTGAAACCGAATCAGGTCAGTATGCACCAGTTGCAACAATAGGTATTTTACTTGTTGAAGCAGGCGGCACAATTACTGTCGGATCCGAAATCACATCAGATGCCAACGGGAAAGCAGTCACTTTAGGTGATAATCAGAAATCAAATGGTTATGCTCTCGATGACGGAGCTGAAGGTGATGTCATCAGAATAATCAGAGGCATTTAATGTCTTTCTACTGTACCCCCGAAGATATTGAAAAGCAAGTTAGTACACATACCCTTATCCAGCTAACTAATGACAACCCCGATCAGGAAACTGTCGATACGGTTGTCTGCGAGGAAGCACTTATCTACTCCTCTACCCTTATTGATGGTTATTTAAGGGGAAAATACACACTACCCTTAAATAACCACTTTCCTTTATTACGGATAAGAGTTAAAGAACTTATAAGGAATGAACATTGAAAAAAATCGGCACATTGAAAACCCCAACCATAAATCAAAATGGCTACCATAAAAACATTCTGACTAAAGAGAGAATTGGAACATTATTTATTTATCCGACAGATTACACCCCTGATGACTGTTTATCTTGTGACGGGTATTCTCTTTTGATTATTGATTACGAGGATTTATACAAAGTTATTGGAAAACAATTTAACCAAGAAAACGATCTTGAAAATACATTCAGAATACCTGATTACAATATCACAGGCAGATTCTTGCAACCAAACAGTAATGTTGGTGTTCAGATTGATGCAGGCTTACCAAATATTACTGCTACTTTTGGAGTCTTGAGCGGTCCTCAAGGAAGTCCATCATTTAGCGGTGCTGTTTATAATGCAGGAGCTTTTGGCTCTGGTGTATCTCATAATAATGCAGCACACCACAGATCTGTTTCATACGCTCTTGATGCTTCCCGTTCATCAGCAATTTATGGCAAATCTGCTACAGTTCAACCTAACTCTCAAACAGTCCGTATCTGCATCAAATACAAATAGGAAAATATATGAAAATATCAAACCTAATTACAAATGAAGTTAATCAAAATGAATATCACTTCAATAAATTAACAAGAAATAAGATCGGGATTTTATATGTCGCTCCTGTGAATATAGTTCCCGAAGACTGTCTTGCGTGCGATGGTTATGTATTAAAAATCATTGATTACAAAAAACTTCATTCTGTAATTGGGAACTATTTCAACACAGGTGAAGAAGCCGAAGATGAATTCAGAATCCCTGATTACAATATCACAGGTAGATTTTTACAACCAAGTAAAAATGTCGGGATTTCAATAAATGCAGGACTACCTAATATTACAGGAAAAATTGATGCAAGTAATACTAATGCAAATGCCGAAGCTTTTGGTGAAACATATCCTGATCAAATTACAGGTGCTTTTGAAGGCATTTGGGGATATCAATCAGCTTTGCCCGATGCACAAGGCGGAACAATGTTAAGAGGTTTTGATTTTGATGCATCTCGCTGTAATACGATTTATGGCAGTTCTAATACCGTTCAACCCCCATCACAAACAGTCCACATCTGTATCAAATACAAATAGGTGAATAAATGAAATTATTTAATCTTTCAGTTAATCAATTAAATCAAAACGGATATTCAAAGAATATGCAAACAAAAGGAAAAATCGGAGCATTATTTGCATTCCCGATAAAACACACTCCTGATGATTGCTTATCTTGTGACGGATATTCTCTTTTAATAGTTGATTACAAAGATTTATATAATCTGCTCGGAAAAACATTTAATAAATCAGGTGATGCTGAGGACACTTTCAGAATCCCTGATTACAATGTTTCAAAAAGATTTCTTCAGCCGGGATCGGAGGTTGGAACTTTAGTCAATGCAGGACTCCCGAATATAACAGGTCAATGGCATAATGTCGGGGTTGAACCGGGAGCGGCAGGTGTTAGTGGTGCATTTGTAAATCACAATTGGGGAAGCAATTTCTTTTATCACGCAAGTGGTCGTGCTTGGGGATTGGGAGGTTTTGATTTTAATGCCGCTCGCTGTTCAGGAATTTATGGTGCATCTTCAACAGTTCAACCCCCGTCACAAATTATTCATATCTGTATCAAATACAAGTAGGCAAAAATGGAAATAAAAAATCTTAAAACAAATCAATTAAATCAAAACGGATATTCAAAGAATGTGCAAACAAAAGGAAAAATCGGAGCTATTTATACATTCCCTGCCGATTATACTCCTGATGATTGCTTATCTTGTGAAGGGTATTCTCTTTTAATTATTGATTATCAAGATTTATATAAAATTCTTGGAACTAAATATAACAAGTCAGGCGATGCATCAGGAACTTTTAGAATTCCTGATTACAATATTACAAAAAGATTTCTTCAACCGGGAACAGATGTTGGTACGCAAATTGCGGCAGGAATACCTGACCATACGCACACCGTATCTGCTTTTAATTGGGATAGTTCAGGAGTTGCCGAAGAGGGAAGAGGAAATCCTGATTATGGTCATCAAAAAACACTTACAACAAGTAAAGCATCCGCAAGTAATGCAATTTATGGAAAATCCACAACCGTACAACCTCCATCACAAATAGTTCATCTTTGTATCAAATATAAATAGGAAAATATATGGAAATAAAAAACCTTAAAACAAATCCCCTTAATCAAAATAATTACAATATAAATAAACAAACCCCCGATCAGGTTGGCTCTCTTGTTGTTTATCCTGTAAATTACACGCACGAGAACACTTTGTCCTGCGATGGATATGTACTTTTAATTGAAGATTATCCTTTGCTTTATTCGGTAATTGGGAAAAAGTTCAACACAGGAACTGAACAAGCAACCGAATTCAGAATTCCTGATTACAATATTTCAGGTCGTTTTCTTCAACCGAGTTCAAGCCCTGCAACGAAAAAAGAAGCGGGTTTGCCAAATATCACAGGTTCTGTTGGTGTCTGCGGTACGGGATATACCTGTACAGGTGCTTTTTATTACCTACAAAAAGGAAGTGCGTTATCAAATTCAGGTGAGCAAGATAATGTGCATGGATTTGATGCTTCCAGATGTTCAAAAATTTATGGGAAATCAACAACAGTTCAACCGCCATCACAGGGCGTTCATGTATGTATTCGTTATAAATAAAGGAGTTTTATATGACATCACTATCAAAAGTTTGTCTGCATTGGACAGCAGGAAGCAATAAACCCTGCGATACCGATTTAAAAGCATACCATTTTTTAATTGATTCTAATGGTCGAATTTATCCGGGGACACACAAACCTGAAGATAATTTGAACTGTAAAGATGGGAATTATGCAGCACATTGCGGTGGTGGAAACACCGGATGTATCGGAGTTTCTTGTTGTGGGATGTATGGCTTTAATTTAAAAGATAAAAAAACAAAATATCCTCTAACTCAAAAACAAGTGGAGGCGATGTGTTCAAAGGTTGCAAAGCTATGCAGTTTATATGGAATTACAGTTTCAGAAAAAACTGTTTTTACACATTATGAATTCGGTCAATCCCATCCTAAAACTTCAAGTTATGGAAAAATTGATTTCACATATCTTCCGTATTTACCAAATCTACAAAAAGAGAGAATTGGCGATTATTTAAGGAACAAAATCCAATGGTATCAAATTCAACAAAAGAAAGGGAAATAACTAAACTTTTTTAGAATGTTTTTTAGATGCTGTAATATCAAAACTCCGTTTAATAATAGAATCCAATACTTCTTCATCAATCATATTCACATCTACCTTACACCAATGAGAT